GCTACCTCGCCGAGGTGCTCACAAGGATCGTCAACGGCCACCCCAACAGCCAGATCGACGATCTCCTCCCGTGGGCCTACATCCGGACTCCCGAGTTCAGGGCCGTGGCCTGAGAACATCGCTTACTTCCTTCCGATGCGCCATGCCGCTGCACGCCCTGGAGCAGTACTGGCTCACCTTGCCCTTGCTCATCTTGGGCTTGAACATGGTGCCGCAGTTCGCACACGGCTGTTCGGGTCTCCCGCGAAGGCCTACGGCCCGGCATTCGATCGAACAGAACTTGCGAGTAGGAATGACGGCGCGGAACTTCTTGCCGCAGGCTTCGCACGTTGTCGGTGGCCGGCGCATCGCTGCCGAGAATGCCTGCCCCATGCATGTCGCGCTGCAATATTTCGACGCATCGCTCTTGGGCCGGAACATCGTGCCGCACTGAAGGCAGGCCTTATCCGCGATCCGTCGCCTTTCGGTCTTTGAGGCTTCATGAGCGCATTCCGGTGAACAGAACCGTTGGCTCTTCTTTCCAAGCAATCGGGTGAAGACCTTCCCGCAGTGCTCGCAGTCCATTTCCCGCTGCTTGCGGTTATGTTCGGCATCGGCCGCCTTTATGGCGTGGCGCTCGGCAAGCGAGACGCGGAGATCGAACTGCCGGTAAATCTGTTGATAGTTCGCGTTCCTGCACAGTTCGGAACAGAACTTGCCTGAAACAACCTCATCGCCGATGTTGGAATGGCAGTGGACGCACCGCGTGTATTGGACCGGCGCAAAACCTTCCTCGGTATATCCCGGCTGCCCTTGTGCCCAGGTGGGCCTTTCGGCGCCGATACGATTGAGCGCTGCCGAAACGACGCTTGCAGCGGCAGCGTCAGCATCGCACCAAGCCCAGCCTTGAAGGCAAAGCGAACTGCGCACGCCATGGCGACAAGCGCCCTCGAATGCAAATCGCGTCGGCTGGCCCTGCTTCAGCATCAGGGCGACCGTCGAGACGAGGTGCTCGCGTTTATTCCGGTTGAGTTTCCGTGACTGGACCTTCGCCTCGCGAATTTCCCGCTGCTTCTGTGCGAGTTTGGCGTTGGCCACTTCCTGTGCGTTGCGCAGGTAGGTCAGCATCTCTGGCGTGAGCTGGAGCATCAGAACACCGCCATGTCTTCCGACCATTCGTCGGAGTCGTAGATGGAGACGTTCTCACCGGCGGCGCAGCGCGCGACGGCCATGGCGGCCGCCACCGCACCGTCGATCCGGTCCTTGCTCTTGCCCTTGTGGAACATGCGGTTGCCGGCCTTGTCCGTATCCACCGACACGTTGTCGAAGCACCAGCGAAGGACGGGGTTGCCACCGTGGCGGAAGCGGCCGGCGAGAATGGCCCGCTCGATTTCCTTCACGGCCGGAGCCATGGTTTGCCAGCCCTGCCGCATGGTCGCAGTCGGGAAGCCGTCGACCGTCAGGGGAGCCATGACCGCCTGGGCATAGGCAGGGTCGAAGGCGATCTCCTGCACAGCGAACCGGCCGCACAGGTCGCGGATATGCCGCTCGACCGCCGCATAGTCGGTGACATTGCCGGGCGTCGGTATGATGAAGCCATCCTTGGCCCATGCCGGATATGGCACCCCGTCACGATCCGCCCGGCCACGCAGATTGTCGCCGGGAACAAAGAACCATGCCGCGACCTGAAACCCGTCTTCGCCGTCGCGCCAGCACGCCACTACGGCCGTCAGGTCGGTGGTGAGGCCCATGTCACAGGCGATCCAGCACGGTTCGCCGGCAAGCTCGTCAAGGTCCAGCGGCGCGCTGCCCTTGTCGTAGACCGCCATCTCGACGAAGGGCGACAGGGAATGGTCGAGCCAGACGTTGAGATTGAACTGGAGGAAGCTGTCACGGTCGGACGGCGAGTTGATCGCCTTCTGTGCCTTGTCGCGGTAGGAGGCCAGATCGGGATAGCCGTGCGCCATGCCGGGATTGACGGCATGCCAAATGGCCTCGTCTCGCCAGTCGTCATCCGGCTCGGCCATAAAGATGACGGGCAACGTGGCCGGATCATCGATCTCGCCCTTCTGGACCTTGATGGCATAGTCGATCGTCTTCCACGCGAGGTTTTCCTGCCCACGCCCGGCCGTCGTGGCGACAACCATCAGCGTGCCGGGCACCTTCACCAGTGCGGAGTCCAGCGCCTCCCACTGGCGCTGTCCCGCCCGACCTTCCCATGCGTGCAACTCGTCGGCGATGACGACGTTCGGCGTTTTGCCGTGCTGGACCTTGCCGTCCGATGCAACGGCACGGTAGCGGCTCCGGTCCCGAGCGAAGGTGATCGTGCTGGTATATTCCCGCACCGTCAGATGTTTGGCGAGGCGGCGATCATGCTCGACGAGCAGCGCAGTCTCGTTGAACAGTTCCAGCGCCTGTTCATGCGCGGACGCAGCCGACACGATCAGATTGCCCGGCGCTTTCTCCGGCCCGATCAGGTGCAAGAGGTTGATCGCGGCACAGAGCGAGGTCTTCCGGTTGCCGCGGGGCAGGAGAAGATCGAGCCGGCGCACGATGCGGCTGCCGTCGGGATGACGAGGCCCGTACAGCTTGCGGATAATCCGTTCCTGCCACGGATCGAGTTGGAAGGGATGGCCCGGAGCCGGGTTCTTCGGATGCCGCAACATACGCAGCCACCGAACCGCCCGTTCGCCGCATCCCAGCGGATCGGGAATGTCCGAACCGTCAGAAATCCACGAGGGAGTCATCATCGTCATCGTCCCTGATGGATGGCCGCGAGCGAGAAACCGGCGTCAGGCCAAGTTCGGCGGCAAGCAGGCGGGCGCGCGTCATGGCGTCGGACTGGATGCCGACGGCCGGGTTGCGCTTCATGCCAAGGCTGACCGGGCCGGCCTCGGTATCCTTGAAGGCTTCGAAGACGTGGCCGTGCTTCTGGAGATGCCGTTCCATCTCCCGCACCGTGCCGATGGCGATGCAGTAGTTTTCCAGCGATCCGAGGTCGGCCGTGGTGAGGATGCGCCGCTGCACAAGGATCGGCATCACCCGGCGCCACTCCCGTTTTGCATCGGAAGACAGCCAGGCAGGAGCCGACGGGCTACGGATCACGGCGTCGTTCGAGACGACAAGGTGCGGTTTGGTGCCCCTCATTGGCCGAAATCCCTATTTCGACCAAATCTCGCGCTCTTGCCCCGGACGGTCCCGACCCCCTCGGCCGGAAGTCTCGATCCACCCCCCGTCTCTTGCCGTTCGCGGTGGATGTCCTTCGCATTGCAGGATCGGCAGCCGGGCAGCCAGTTCGATTGATCCATGCGGAGATCAGGGCGAAGGCGGATGCTGACCTTGTGCCTCACCAGCACGGCGGGCTTGCCACAGGTGCAGGTCGGGTGAGCCTTCAGGTATTCGGCAGCGGCATGCTGGAACTCGGTGTCATAGCCGCGCTGGCGAGCAGACGGGCGCTCACGCTCGCGGGCTTGCTGGCATGTGCAGCGCACGCCTGATGCGACACGCTTGCCACAGGAGCATATGCGGGCGGGACGGACTGCCATCAGCCGGCCACCTGCATTTCGATCCTGACCACCGTGCCGTCGACAGCGATGGGGTCGACGAACATCACCTGACGTTGCTTCCCCTTGACGACGAGGAAGTCATTCGCTCGGGGAAGACGGGGATCGACCGCGCCCGGCGTCAGCACGTAGCCAGATGGCCATCCGGCCGCCAGGATTTGCGTCATGGAGAGGACGGCCTTCGAATAGGCTTGCGTGGCCGTGCCCACCACATCGATGCCCTTGAGGCCGCGGATAGAGGCCCGAACTGTCACGTCCTTCTCGGTGAGCGGGTTGCCTTCCTTTCGCCTGAGGGTGCAGTCCTCGCCTCGCCGTTGCAGGGAAGCATCCAGCCGGGCAATGCGTGCCTCTGCGCTATCGTCAGGCGCGGCCGTCATGCGGCAACCCCGGCATTCATGAAGCGGGACAGGCGGGCGATGATGTCAGCGGGAAGGCCGGCGTTCGCACCGGGCACGCTTCCCACCCAGCGTTCGGTGCGGATTGTCTCGACTTCGGGTATCTCGACCGAACGGGACTTCTCCAGCGGGTCGATGGAAGCCTCGGAAAGCCGGATGCGCACCATGTCGGTGACGACGCCGACGAGGTTTGTCGGAACCTCATCAGCTTCGAAGCCGGCCTCATAGACGACGACAATCTCACGATTGCGCCACGTCGATTGCCGGCCATCGATCCACCGCTCCAGCAAGCCCGCTTCGCTGTCGAGCGCCCGATCATCGAGGGTGATGGCCTCGCCGCCGTCGGTGATGCTGATGATCTCGATGTCATGGCGACGGGAGAGCACCAGCACGTCGTAGTTGCTGGCGCTGAAGGTTTCCGTCAGGCGTTCCCGGCGAAGTGTCGGCTCGCCGCCCTTGCCTGCGACGATGCCACAAGCGTCGGTGATCTCGGCAGCGATGCGGAGGCCCAGCGCCTCCAGTTCATCGTCGCGGCTGTCGTCAGCCACGCCGGCAGCGGCCCGTAACGCCTCGATAGGCGCGAGCGCAAGGTCATCCGCTGGCGTGGTGACGATCAGCATCATCAGGCCACCGGACGGCTGTCGGCGTGGCCCTTGACCGCGACCGCACCGATCGCGACGGACGTGCCGCCGTTCTTGGTAGCGACGACGCGGACATAGCGCTTGTTGCCGACGTACCCGACCTTGTAGGAGCTATCCGCCTCTACGGAGGCCGGCAGGGTGTCGCCGGTGAGATCGCCGGTCACCGCGTCGGTGAAGTCGCCGTCGGTCGTGGTGTCCGACTCCTGCACCTTCACGGTGAAGTCGCCGTCCGACACAATAGCGCCCGTGTTGATGACGAAGGCCGCAGAGCCGAAGCCGGCCGTGTCGATCGTCTTGCCCTTGATGGTGGCGGACTGGACCGCCGGAGACAGCGCCAGGGCAACGCCAATGTTGTTTGCGAGATCGCGCATGATGAGGTTCCTTTCCCGGAGCGCGTTGCAGTCAGGGTGAAGCGCGGCCCCTTACGAGGTCGCGCACTTGAGCAGCTTGATCGCTTCGGATAGGACGACGCCGCCACCGACACGCCGACGGGCATGGAAACGGACCTTGCCCTGCGTGCGCTGGGTGTACGGGTCCATGAAGATGGACAGGCCGATGCGGTCGTAGATGCGATAGCCGCGCTTGAAGTCGCCGAAGGCGATAGGCTGGGCGGCGGCTCCAACATCGTCCATGTCAGGAGCCTCGATCACCGGGCGGCCAAGGATCGTCTCCGGTTCGCCGTCACGATAGGACGGCTGCCACAGGTAAACGCCGGTCGTGCCGTCTTTCAGTTTCCTGATCTGCGCCAGCGTCGAGGCGTTCATCATCCAGCTACCGGCTTGGCGATACGCCTTCGGGAAGCTGTAGAGGAACGAGATCAGGAGATCGGCGGGAGCCGTGCCCAGCGTCGAGGCGTTGCCCGTCGGCATCGTGACGAGGCCGGCATTGAGGAAGCCCTTCGGCTTCTTGATGCCGTCGCCGTTGATGAAGACCGCGCCTTCCATACGGCCGAATTCCTCGCCGATGTCGAAGGCGACTTCCGACTCGATGTTGACCGCGCTGTCTTCCAGCAGCTTCAGGCTGACATCGACATAGCAGGCCGCTTCGTGAACCGGGATTTCGATCTGCCCATAGGTCGAGCCGGTTTCTTCGCGATCCTCGGTTTCGCCGACCCACTTGCCGGTCGGGCGGCCGGTGCGCTTCGGCAGGATGACCTCGCCGGCAGAAGTCGAGCCGACGCGGGCCGCCTGTCGCATCGGCGAGATTTCGACGATGTTCTTGATGACCTCGGCCTGGAACTCACCGGGAGCGAGATAGCCGCCCTGCACGTCGTTGCTGACGACGAGGGCCTTGCGTTCTTCCTCGGGCAGCTTGTCGCCGATGCGAAGATAGTTGGCGAAGGCCTTCCGTTCCTCGGTCGGCTCCTTCTTGTCGTCCTCGACCGTGGCGGGCCGATTGACCTTGGCCTCGATCTTATCCAGCCGCTCGATCAGCTTCGGGTCAACGCCCTTGCCTTCGACCGCCTTCAGACGATCATCGACCGTCTTTTGCAGTTCCTCCAGCGACTTCGTGACGACGTTGATCGGATCTTCGTCGTCTTCGCCCTTGGTTACCAGTGTCGCGCTGGCAAGCAGCGCCGTCTTGTCAACGTGACGCATGTTTAGTTTCCTTTCGTGAGCGCGGCCGCCGCGCGGTTGATGGCCTCGGCAAGTCGGATGGCCTGGACTACCGACTTCGCGGTGGTGAACCGTGCGCCGGGATGCATGCCGATCGGGACAGCGCTGCACTCGATCAGCTCTGCCTGGCTGATAGTGCGGCCACCTCCCTTTCGGGGTTTGGCTTTCTTGGTGATGAAACCGATGGAGACGGCCTTCATGCCGCCGCTCTTGATCAGGGCATGGACCTCGCGGGCGAGCGCGACTTCCTCGATCAGAAGCTTGCCGGTCAGGTGAAGGCCTTCATCCGTATCGCGGGCTTCATGCCATGCGCCGATGGAGCTTTTCAGGTCGTGGCAGGCCAGCATCGGCAACGGCAGGTCGATAGCACCAAACGCGCCTTTCTCGATCACGTCGCCGACACGATCAGGATTGCCATAAGGCCACGCCAGGCACGAAACCGTACCGGCATCGTCGAAGGCAATCTTCGTGGTGTAGTAGAGCCGGTCCATCAGGAAGCCGCCTTTGCCGGTTCAGCCGGCTTCACTGTGATATTCGGGTTATCGTAGGAGCCGCCCTTGCCATCGGTGCGCGGCGGCAGGTCGAGCCAGTCGCGGCCCTCGTCGGCCGACAGGACTTCCGACGCCCGCAGGCTGTTGATGGCCGTGGCACGTTCGGTCAGGCTGGCGCGGGTGAGATCGTCACGGTCGAACCGGATGCGCGTCGTTGCCCGGTCATCCGGTGCGATCAGCGCGCGGGAAAGGCAGGACTCCAGCGAGCGAAGCCATGGCTCCAGCGAGAAAATCAGGAACTCGCGTGTCGCCTGCTCCATGTTGGACCACGTTTGCCGCGTCATTTCGTAGAGCAACCCCAGCGGGACACGGAAGGCGCGCGCGATTTCCTCGATCTGGAAACGGCGAAGCTCCAGAAACTGCGCGTCGGTCGACTTGAAGGTGAGCGGGTTGAAAACGCCGCCGTTGTAGAGCACGGCCGTCTTGCCGCTGTTCTCTCCACCCTCATGCGCCTGACGCCAGCCGGCCTTGATCCGGTCCAGAATGGGCTTGCTGAGATTGGCGCCGACCGGGAACTGGATCACGCCACCGGGCCGCGCGCCCTTCTTGAACAGGTTGCCCGCGTGCCGCTCCATCTCGGCCGCCACGCCGATTGCCACGGCCGCCAGCGTCACCGGGCATTTGTCGAAGGCGCTGCGCAGGTGGATCACGTCGTTCGCCGGGATGACGGTCCCGCCGCGCCGATAGGTCGGTTCGCCAGTCTCGGCATACTCGACAGTGATCGTGCCGGGTCGGTAGTGGATGATTTCGACCGGCTTTCCGTCACCGCGCCCGACCCAGGCCAGCCCGCCGGCATCGTTGGTGAGCGCCTGGGCGACGAGATCGCGGACGAACTCAAAACCGGATAGCCAGTCGTTCACGTCACCCAGGAGCAGCTTGGCGGCCGGCAAGTCAGGATCGGCGATCCATTGCTCGCCGTCCTTGCGCTCGACCATGATGTCCAGCGTTGCGGCAGCTTCGGAGATCGTGCGAACCGCCGCGCTGACGACAGGAACCCGGAGCGCGGCCGATGCGGTGACGGCGATGCTGCCCGCCGGGATGCCGGTGAACAGTTCGAACAGTTCGGGGTCGGGATCGGCGAGGGTCGCCGCCTTTTCCTCGATATGTCGCTTCGGCCAAAATCGCATGGGCCGAAATTACGCGCGCGGGCGAGCCGTTCCTACTTTGCAAACCCTTGCAAACGCTAGGTATTCATATGGTTTACGGGCTGAGGACGACGCATTTCGTCGGGCTGGTGATGGTGCAAATCTGTACCATCGAGAAAGGTCGGTACGAATGGCGTTCCAAGATGCGTCCAGATTTGGACGGATCACTCGCCCTACGGCGGGGCGAGTGAGGTATTCCACCAGTGGCGGAACATCGATCACGCCGCCGAGCGCAGCCAGTTCTCCAGTTCGGAGCGATAGGCGAAGTATCGACCCCCCGGCCGGGTGATCGGGCAGTCCGTTTCCGAGGCGAAGCGATAGACCGTAGCGACGGACACGCCGAGCGCCGCCGCTATGGCCGGTGCGCCCCATAGCTTTTCGGGTTTAATGATAGCGGGCATGGGATCGTTCATTCCGCCTCCCATGGAAACATATCCTCGCCGCCGTTGTGCAGCCGCGTGTGGTGCTGCCGGCAAAGCCAGCGGACCTCCAGCGGTTTTGAATAATCGTCGTGGTGACCGTCGACGGCCGGATCGCCGCAGACTTCACAGACGCCCTTGGCCAGTTCGCCGGTTTTCAGCGCCCGCTGCACCGCGAGGTGAGCGCGGTATCTGTCCGGATTGGCCCGCCGCCAGTCTGCCTGGCGCGTGTCGGTTTTCAGGTTGAGGCCGTCGCCAGATGGAACTGGTTCCGTACCGGTGGGGAATTTGTCTTCGCTCATCCGCCGAAGCTCCTGTCCACGGACTGGTTCCAAGCCCACTCGGCCGTCTTTTCCGAGCGGGAAACCGCATCGCCCGATTGCCGATCTATCCATCGCCATGCCTCCGCCATGGTCGCAAATGGTCCGGCGATATCGACTGTACCATGCGGCCCGCGATAGACGCCCCATGTCCCATCGGCATTGCGCTTCACTGTCATGCTGCGCCTCCCCTGAAACGGTATATTGGTGGGTCATTCGGCCCGCGACCGCCTGCATGGATGCATTCAATAAGGCCCTGCGTGCGCAAGGTATTCACCGCCGCCTTAAACCTCGGCAGCCCCCATTTAAGCGAAGCCGCCATCGCGTTCGCCAAAGCGAAATCGGCGGAACCAGCGTGGTATCGACGCAAAACGGCCAGCAGGAAAAACTCGTCCTGGTTCAACTCGTCCATCTCATTGACGGCCAAAATGACGCGCGGTCCGTATCCGAACCAGTTCTTGTCCTCGACTTCGTAGCCCCAGGCGGAGGCAACAATCTTGAGCACCTCGTCGGCAGGCAGCGGCTCGTAGTATGCAGACCGATTGTGTTCCATCGCCTTCTCCATAAGTTCCTCGATCCGATGGCAGTCGTGCGCCATCTTCATGCACTCCCGCCAAAGGGTATTGTTGCGCTGCCCGTCCGATACGCGGCCCCTCGGTCCGACATCGGCGAGGCTGCCCTGCCTGTCAGGGGAAGGTGAAGGATCGGGGGGAGAAGGGTGTTTGTTAGTATTGGTACCCCAGCCAGCATACCTTAGAACCGGCAGGCTATCGACATCGGCGAGGCTGCCCTGCACGAAGCGATAGCGCTGCTTCTGGGCAAACGACGGCGGGGCGACGACAAAGCCGCCGCCAAGAATGTCGATTGGCAGAGAGCGGTCAGGCCGCACCTTGCGGCGCTCGCCATTGTGGCGATACCACGCCTGATAGTTGCCGGAGCCGGACTGTACGATGATCGGTGTCTGGCCGTGTCGGTCGAGCGCGGCGGCCAGCACCTTTTCATCCGGCGTGTCCACGTCGAGAACGGTTATCTTGCGCCGCCCCGCACCGCAGGCAAAGCCGAGCTGTTCGGCGTTGCCATACTTGGGCACGAGGCTGGTGCTCGCCTTGATGCCCATCTTGAGATAGTGGCCGACGAGCGGCCTTTTGTCGGCTACGGGGAACGTAGCTATACCGGCTTCGGCAAACTGCGGTTGCCATTCCTCGAAGAGGCCCATCAGAACTCGCCTCCCGGCGCCGACGACGTTCCTGCCCTGATTTCAGCCAGCCGGTCGAAATACTCGCGTGCTGACTGCTCCTCGACCCTGGCAACGGCCAGTGCATCCTCGGGCAACAGGGCTTCGATGCTTCGTCGAAGTAGGTCGCGGAGCATCCATGCCGGCATCGCCTCGGCCTCGACCGTCTCCCGAATATGGAGCGCGCGCCGATCCGTTTCCTTCCTCGGCTTAACCGGAAGGTCGTGGTCGGCGATCTGCTGTTCGGTTATGCCGATGCGGATGAAGCGAAGGCTGATGTCGTCGTCCAAGTGCTCCCGCAACTCCCGCTCAAGAGCCACGTCGATCAGCACGCCGGCAGGGTCATAGTCCCCAATGTAGTAAATCCAGACCTCGCGGCCTTCGGCGTAGTAATTGATGCTGGACGCGGCTTGATAGGCGAGCGTGATGCTGGAGAAGCCGCCGGCCGGATAGAGGCTGACCGCCAGCTCCTTGCAATCGTCCTCGATCACGCCTGCTATCGACCGGCTTTCCGTCCATACCTCGCAGTAAAAATCGGCGTTCTTCCACAGGTCGGCCCGGTAGTAGCCTTTCATGTTGCGCAGGAAGTCCGCCTCATTCTTGTAGGTCGGCGTGTGGTAGCCGCGCCGCGTGGCGTCGGTGATCCAGCCGAACGGCAGGCGTCCGGCCCGGCGAAGCTTGACGATGCGATCCTGCACATGCCGATAGCCGCGTTCGGTCTTCTCGACCGGCTCCGGCAGGCGAGGATTGGTCATGCGATAGAAGACGTGCCGGACACTCTGCGGATGATCCTCACGAAGGACATCGAGTATCTGGTCGTCGAGCTGGTCGATCTGGGCAGCGGTGCGGCGCTCCCGTTTTATCGTGCCCGCACGATAAATTCCCTTCGAGGCCATCAATGCGCCCTCGCTGCTATCTCATGCGCCTTGCGGATGGCGTCACAGGCTTCCTTGGCGGACAGCCCATAGGTCTTCTGCAAATGCGGGATGATCGGGTGTGGGCGCTGGCGCTGCGGCGTCGTAGACAGCCAGCGGGCGGCTTGGAGAACGGCGTCCGTCATGAGCGCCTCCCACCGAAATTGCCGAAGCGTTCCGTGAAGGATTTCCGGCCAGTCCTCGGGGTCAATCCAGATTTGGATGCACCCACCAATGAAGGCGCACCCTCGATCTTGATTTCCTTGACGGTAAAGCCCGCCGCCTTGAGGCGATTGATCTCCGTCGCCACGTCGCCGGTGTAGTTGTGATCGGAACGGCGGCCATTCTCGATCCTCGCCATGTTCCAGTAGGACATGAACTCGCCACCGTTCACCCACCAATATTCGTAATGGACGAAAACGGGCGTCGGGCGGAAACGTCGACCATCCGGACGATGATGCTGGAGCCGCTCGACGTTATGCCGGCCGATCAGCTTGTCCGCGATGGCTTGCTGTTCCGGGGTGAACTGCGGGTCATGCCGGATCGGCCCGTCAAGCATCAGCTTGCGCCGCATCCGCGCCTCAAGTTCTTCGTTGCTGATCTCTGTCATGCCCACCCCGCTGTGTCGACGAGGGAGGACAGGGCCTTGCCCTCTTGGATGAGCCAGTACCGGAAGGCGTTTTCGGCTACCTCCCGATCGTGCTGGCAGGCTTCCGCTAGGCCGAGCCTAAACTTTTCGCATTCATCCTCGACCAGTTCGTCGAGGTCGTCGGCGTCATAGCCGTAGGTGATCAGCCGGCGCATCACGTCGCGCCCGGCAGCCCGCCCAAGGGTTTCGAGAAGAGCGTTGAGATCGTCGAGTATGGCCGGGTTGTTTTCCATGTCAGCCATTGCGCTCGCCTCCGACCATACGAAGCGGCTTTTCGTCTCCGGGCCACCCTTCTTTCTCGAAATGGTCGCGGCGAGGATGCGTCAGCCTGAAAAGCTGGCCGCGCAGTTCCTCGGCTTCCCTCACAGCGCTACCGGCAAGCCCCGCGATCCGCTGAATGGGTCCAGCCTCGTCAGGGTCCAGGGTTTCGGCAATGAAGGCGATACCGGCGAGAAGATCGACCGCCGTTGCGAGCGGGGTTTCCATGTTCGACACTTGGCGGAACGGAGCCTCGTTGTAGGGGTTGGCGCTCATGCGTGCGCCCTCCCGTTGATGAGCATACCGTAATTGGCTTCGACGCTGGCGAGCAGGCGGGTCAAGCTGTCTGACGCGATGGTGACCAAGGCGTTCACCCGGTCCAACTGCACGTTTCTCGTTGGACCGCTGCCATACTCCATGTCCGATAGGATCGATGCCGTTACATCGAGCAGATGGTTGAGCAGGTATCCGTCGCCGATGATGTCATCCACAGTGTAAGTTTGCCCTTCCGCCGCAGCGGTGCTATCTTCATGTGCGTTCATTGGAATGTCCTTCGCAGGGATTTCAGGGAACCTTGGCTCGGCAGGACTGCAATCCTGGCCGGGCCGTTTCGTTTGGGAGAGGATCGCCTTCACGCCGCGTCCTCCATGAAGAACGCGATGAGCTTTCCGCGTTCGGCAACCCAGCGGCCACCGACTTTCTTGGCCGGCAACTCTCCTTTTTCGAGCATGTGGAATGTCGCCCGAGCGGAGCGTCCGATGATCTTCGCGATCCCGGTGCAGCCCCACACAAGCGCTATGTTCTCATTGTGTTCGGATTTCAATGTCATTGCATGGCAACCTTTCGCACTGCATTTGCAATACGTTCAGTTTGCGCATTAACCACGACCCGTCAAGCTGTATTTGCACTTTTTCAGCAGTGCGCGTAATTACGTGGGGAAAACTGAGAGTCGGTTGAATGGCGCGAGAGCCTAAGGCAGCGAAAAGCGAAACACTCACGATCCGGTTGGACCCCAAAACCCGGTTCATCTTGGAGTATTTGTCGCGTCTGAAAGGGCAGACGATCACCACGGTGGTCGAGCGCGCCATTGTCGGCGCAGCCTCACAAGAAATGGTGGAAGACCCGCAATATCCAGGGCAACCTGATAGCTGGCAGAGATTTTGGGATGTCAGCGATGGGTGCCGAGCCCTGCGAATGTACGAGCGCCCCGAATTCTTTCCGACCTATGAGGAAGAAAGGCGACTAGCGTTTTGCAAGGAGCACTGGCCATTCTTCTGGGGCAATCCGGATCGAGGTCGCTTCCTCAATCACTATGTGGATGTGCTGTGGCCTCGAATTGATGAGTTCGTGCAGATGCACGAGGATCAAAAAGCGAACGATTACTTCGCGGCAGGTAAGGCGATGCAGGAAGCCCTTCGGAATGCGAAATTGAAGGCACCGGACTGGCCAATTCCGCAAAAGAACGTCGAGACGCCTTCAAAGCCCAAGAGCCGCGACCTTGATGATGAGATACCGTTCTGAGGTGTGGGTGCAAGCGCCAGCGGAACGCAGTTTCTTCTCGGAGTTGACCTTGACATCCATATTTTGTGGATACATTTAATTGTTCCAGATAACGTTCGATCCGGTCAAGCGCGAAACGACATTGCGCGAACGCGGGCTAGATTTCGCGCTAGCCGCCGAAGTGTTTGAAGGCCACACATATGACCGGGTCGATGACCGGCGGGACTATGGCGAGGTCCGTATCATCACGGTTGGGACGCTCGTCGGCCGCATGGTGGTTCTGGTCTGGACGCAGCGCGGCGAAGCGCGGCATGTGATTTCGATGAGGAAAGCCAATGACCGGGAACAAGCACTTTACGCCCGATACCTGGGTTGATCCTGACGATGCGCCTGAACTGACCGACGCCTGGTTCCAGAAGGCGGACCAGCACAAGGGCGGGAAGCTAGTAAAGCGTGGCCGCCCGCCACTGGAGCGCCCCAAGGTGCACACCAATATCAGGCTCGACGCTGATCTGGTTGACCGTCTCAAGGCTGACGGCCGAGGCTGGCAAAGCAGGGCAAATGACCTTCTCCGCAAGGCAATCGGAATGTGAGTGTACGCAAGCGCACATGGGTCAGTGGCAAGGGCGCTGAAAAGACCGCGTGGGTAGTCGACTACGTGGACACCAAGGGCGTCCGCCGGCTGAAAACATTCCAGTTGAAGAAAGCTGCCGACGCCTTTGCGGCCACCGCGAGCGTTGAGGTCCGCGAGGGCGTGCATGTTGCCGATCGGGAGACGGTGACCGTCAAAGAGGCCGGCACTCTGTGGCTGGCAAGCTGTAGCGCGGCCGGGCTGGAGCGGGCCACCACGGACCAATATGAAACGCATCTTCGGTTGCATATCGAGCCGATGATAGGTGCCACGAAGCTCAGCAAGATTACCGTGCCGGCCGTGCGCGCCTTTCAGGAGGAAATGCGAGAGCAAGGCCGTTCCCCGGCCATGATAAAGCGCGTGACGGTGAGCCTCGGCAGCATTCTTTCCGACGCCCAAGAGCGCGGCCTTGTCGTCCGCAACGCCGTCCATGAGATGTCGAAGCGTCGCAACGGTGGCACGAAGGCAGAGAAGCGCCAGAAGGCACGCTTGCGCTACGGCGTGGACATTCCAACGATGGCAGAGGTTCGCGCCATTCTGGAGGCGGCAGAGGGCCGGTATCGTCCCTTTATCGTCACAGCGATTTTCACCGGGATGAGGGCATCGGAGTTGCGCGGCCTCACATGGGCCGATGTCGACCTCGACAAGGCGCAAATCCATGTCCGCCAGCGGGCCGACAAGTATCACGTCATCGGAATGCCGAAGTCGGATGCGGGGCAGCGGACAATCCCGCTCACGCCGATGGTGGTGAACACGCTCCGGGAATGGAAGCTGGCTTGCCCCAAGGGCGATTTGAACCTCGTCTTTCCGAATGGCGAGGGCAACGTCGAGTGGCACCAGAACATCATCAAGCGCGGTCTATGGCCGGCGCTGATCAAGGCCGGCGTCACGGTGCCGACGGATAAGCGGGACGAGGAAGGCCAGCCGGTCATGGCCGCGAAATATACCGGCCTGCACGCCTTGCGGCATTGGTTCGCCTCATGGTGCATCAACAGCAAGGCTGATGGCGGGCTGGAGTTATCCCCGAAAGCCGTGCAAGCCCGCATGGGCCATTCCAGCATTCAGGTGACGTTCGACACCTATGGGCACCTGTTTCCGGCCGTGGATGAAGCTCAGGCTTTGGCCGATGCAGAGAGCCGCTTACTGGCCGTCAACGCGACATAGACGCGACATGGAGGCAGAAAGCGCAATGGAAACAAAGGACGTCAAAGCACTCTGACTCCGTTAGTCCTGGTTCGAATCCAGGTTCCCCAGCCACTTTCACTTCCCGGCATTCGACTTCATCGAGAAATTCGTTTCCGGCGAATTCGTTTCGGGGACCGTCATGTCCTTGCGCTCGAAACTGAGGCACGGGCTGAGGCTCCGAAGCCAGAGTCCGTCATCGGCAGCGTTACACCGCTGCGCAAGGCGATGTCGCTCCATGCGCTGGGCTGGATGGCGAATGATCGGTCGGCAGGAGAATTGCCCAGTGAAGCGTCGTCTCGAAGATGGGCCACGGTTCTGCAACCTTCTTCACAAGAACGGCTGCCTGCCGTTCGGCGTCCGGCAAGGCGACCCAGAAAGGTGACGTCCCGAGACGTGGTGTAGCTGGATAGCGCGGTGGTCATCGGCGCTTTCCGGTAGGGTCTGGTTGCGAAGCCAACCTTTCTGGAGAGACCACCGATGACCGACGACATGATGAACCTGC